CTCCCTCCCCCTCCCTAGTCTATCATAAGGAGATTCCCTAGTGTATACCTAGTAATAGGTATAGTAAGACATAGGAATACATGGTAGACAGCTCTGGGGATTGACTAAAGAGGGGGGAAATGATAGTCCTACCAGGCATAAAGATAAGTATATCCTAGCCCTGCCTACCATAAGCCTTAGTTATACCAAGAATATTCCCTAGTAATATCAACAGCATATCCCTAGTTGTATAGCGGTCCATCATGTGATAGGGTCAGATCTGACTCCTCTACCTGTCAACCATGTGTCTCCCTAGTAATTACTAAGGGCTTACAAGGGTGTTGACATACGTTTCCATAAGCGTATAGTGGGGTCCATAGCAACACAGAACAACGGAAACAGACACGGGCAGTCATAAACAAGCCCTTAGATATTCCTTCGTTGTTCTTGGTCATTCATCCCTTAGGGCTCTGCTTGACAGGCTAGAATGAAAGGTTTAATATAGGTTCCAAGCAATACGGAAAGGCAGGAGGCCTCTTCGAGACAGTATTAGCAGGGGGAGGAGTCCAAAGCATCGGATAGAGCCCCAGCGACTAGCCAGCCCTTAGGGGTTGAGGGGGAGCCTAGATAGGCTTCGCTGACACTACGCAGTTACGGGATTGTTCGTTCAACCCTAGCTCTGCGACTAGGCCCTAAGTACCCCAGTTGGTGACAGGCTGAAAGCATATAGAGCATGGTGAGAGCAAGAATAAACCGAAGGACTGTATGAGCGGATAGGGAAGCACAACCAAAGCAAGTGGGCTTATTAGTCACAAGTGGAGGGGATTGTTTCAACCTTGATAGAGGGCGCTTAAACCTTCTAGCGGATAAAGGGCGCTATAACCTTGAATCGTTTAAGTGTGGCAACGGGCTACTACCTAGTCATTGCAAGATAATTACCCACAAGCTCACAGTGTGGCTCTGATAATCTTGGTGTTAAATCTAGGCTTGAAACTCACCACAGCAGCACACCAGAAGGGAACATAGTTTCCGTGGGGTGTTCTTCGATTACTAGCCTACAGATATACGTCAATCAACCTTAGGTGTCAGAACCTAATGGAACGCATAGCAGGATGCTTAGAGTTAACGTGAAGCGGGGAAGGGTTTGCATAGTTCGGGGAATTACCTAGTCAAAGGGTATAAGTCGCAATAGCGCATCGAAGAGGCTAGCTGTTAGCGGGATAATTGGGGCTTTGCCCCGTCTTAAAACCCTTAGCAACACCCGCCAAACTAAGGGAAGCATTAAACGGAAATGTTTAATGTATGCACACTGGTAACAGGTTTGCAAACGGTAGGATGTTAATTAGCACTTAGCATCCTGCTACGTTTGTGAATTAATTAGAGGATAAGATTATGTTGTTAGGCGATAATTTAAAAATGGCAATGATTGAAGCGTCTTTGGAAATGAAAGCTGACGGTGGGTATCCAGAAACCTTGGAAGTTATAAGAGAACACACACTGGCCCTGTTAGACAGTGATTATATGGACCCCGAAAACGTCCATATAGTTGAGTTGAATTCTTTGCTTGAAACCCACTAGAATACCTTCTAAAGCCTGCTAAGTGTGGGGCTTTTGTGGGTGTTTTACCCTGTTGTATAGGCCATCCGGCCATCATGAACTAAAGGAATACCATTATGTCACGTTCACAAGGTCAAATCGTCAAGTCAATCGAATCATTCGCTAAAACAGGCGCTCAACAATGGGATAAGGCAGCTTATCTCTCGTTTGAAGTGGTAAGCCACTATTGGGGCAAGGGTAATGGGGATAGCTCTCTCATCGTCCAGCTTGACGCCATTCTTCCCCGTATCAATGGCAATATTGCCAAGGCATTCCGTCTTGTGGTTGCTGAGTGCTCCCCTGTTAAGCTATGTAAAGATGTAACAGATGAGGAGCATGGTATTAGCTCTAAGAACAAGCGCAAGAAGCTTGTAAAGGCAAATGAGCTGGGGTTGCTATTGGAAGCTCTTGCCACTGGTGAGGGTGTAGCTCTCAAGGCATTCTTGCCTACAAAGAAAGAAGTTAAACCTAAGGCTGTTAAATCGTTTGCTGACACATTGAAAGCCAATGCTGTCAAGTTTATGGAAAGCGAACAAGAGCTGTCTGCCGGTGATATGCAAGCAGCATTGGAGCAAATGCAAGCTATGCAAGCAGCATTGCAAGCTAAAATTGATGCTGCTGCTGAGTTGTTGGGTTTGGATAGCATGGAAAAGGACGAAGAAGTTGGCCTTGAGTCGGCTGCTGCTTAAACAACCAACAGTGTATAAACGTGAATAGCCTTACAGGGGCTATTCCGCTTGTTCATTGAAACCTTAGAGGATTGGATGATGAGTTTCACATCAAACGCTAAGTGGCCCCACTTGGTCTACGGGGGCATTGACGGCAAAGGCATCACCACGGACTACCATGATACACGAGGACAGGCTGAAGCTGTTTGCAGAACCTTAGAGCGCGATGGCTTCGGTGGTCAGTGTGTAGATTTCCCAATACAAACTTGGGTGGAGCAATCAGAATGAACGCTCTAATGTATTGGGGGAGCATAGCTACTGTGGCGGCTGCGCTATGGCTTGCTGTCGTGGGTGTATTCCTTATCATTGGAATAGCATTGATATATGTTGGTATGCCTGAAGAGGGGCGTGTTATTATTGCAATCGGGAACAAAATGTTTCCATTTGGGAGTGGGGTGGATAATGGCTATTAATAAGTTTAGGCAAGTGGCTGTGTTGGCTGCCCTTAAGACCATACAAGAAAACCTTAACAGTGGAGATTTCTTCGACGTATGCAATGTCACTAAGCTCTTGGAGTGCTTAGGGCTGGACCGGGACTCTAAAGAAAACCTCATCCATATCCATTGTGTGCATTATTCAGACATGCCGGGTGGTTTTAAGAAAGATATCATTGAGGAGCTGGATCGAATTATTGGTGATGCTCTGGCTGAAGTTGGTATTTATGCAAGTGCTGGACAAACTGATTATGGTTTGGATAGTGAAATGTTGATCGAAATAAGAGGTAGTGAATAATGAAACGTCAAGCAATCGTATCAAGCAATCAAATCGTTGTGGCTCACCCTGAGCGGTCTTTCACAGACACGGGTGGTAAGTATGTTCCTTGTCTGGTTGGGGGCAACTTCCAGAATGTCCGGGCCAACAACCTTCGGGAACTCACTCCCGCTGAGAAGCTCCAGTTCCTCTAATAACCACCAATCAATGCGGTAGCTTAGGGTGTACACTTAAAATGGCTCACAGAGGCTTACAGAGCCTCCTAGGGCTATTTCTGGAGTGCTTTCTGACACAATGAAAGGAACATAGCATGATACAAGATAGTAGTGGGCAAATACTAAGCTGGGCACCACCTGCAAACGAGGGTGATGTTCCGAAGTGGGTGCAGAGAATAAGGTTGCAGCCCGAAGTGTCAGCTTCGTTTATACAGTTCTCAAGGCTCAACCCTCTGAAATCCTATGAGGTGGTTGCAGAGAGCGAAACTCACTATTGGGTAGTAAATGAAAGTGGAGAGCGAATGCCTCTTCTCAAATCCATCGCCTATGAAATAAAGAAACCTGCGGTTTCCTCCCTCCCCAAAGCCCTCGTCCAACTGAGCAAGCGTAAGTTTGTGGCTGGGACTATGGTGAGGGTGATTAACCCTGGGAGGTGCTATTCCGAAAACCCCTCCCTAGCCAGAAAGCTAGGGCTGTTGAATTATGATACCTCCAGTTGGCATACAAGCAAGCTTGGGCGAAGCTCTGGCATGGTTTTGGGTCAAACCCAACTCCAGAATGGGAGCGGACGTAGTGTGTGTGGTGTGAGGGTTGGCAGTAAAGATTATATTCTTGAGGAGTCTGCACTGGAGGCCATACACAATGTCTAAAATCATTGGGACGCTCCGAATCAGACGGTCCCCCTCCGGCCTCTACCATCAAGTGGAACATGTCAGTGAAGGGGGCAGTGACGAAGGTGGAGCTACTGTGACGCCGGTGAGCGAGGGCCACACCAAGCGGTACCAGGCTGTCTATGCTGCCAATAAGCTGATGGCCAGCCTAAGGCGTCAAGGTGTTCAAATTGTCGTGGATTATAGGGGGTGATATGTTTAACAGTGTCATACTCGGCCTGCTCCTCCTGATGGCAGCTCTGGTGTTGGCTGTGCCGTTAATGCACTTCATAGCTTTCATAGATCCCGTCAGAGAGTCTATAAGCCATCGTACATATAGCATCTCCGTGTTCAGCATAATAGCCGCCTCTGCGGTTATGTTTAGTATTGGTGACTAATATGTTCCAACGAGAAGATAAAATCGTTAATGACAGCAATGTGCTGTTGAGTGCATCCGAGCCTGTGAAGGTGTTGGATGTTATCGTCTATCCCGTGGAGGCAGGAGCCGCTCCCTGGCGCTTTGTGTGCTCCTCTGACTGGAACCCTGAAGGTAGCTGTGGGTTCATTGCCTTTCGTCGCTTAGACGGCACCCTGAGCCTTCTGAACAGCAGAGATGTGATGCAGATAGACATCAGTGTTGCTCGTGATGCTGTTGCTGGGGATTATGAGGAGACATCGGAATGAAAATGATATTAACAACACTCTTCATCCTAATGGCTGTTGGGATGATTGCTTTGTGGGTAGTGAATGCACTCCGGAAAGAAGAGGCTGAGGCCACTGGTAAGCCTTTTAAATCAATGTTAAGCCACCCACTACTCCCATCAGCATATTTAGTGTTCGTGCTGTTGGGGTTGTTTACGGCTGGTATTTGGGAGAGTTGATATGTTTGTTGGGATTTCAATTACCAATCTCATAGATTGGTACTGGCCTGTTGCCACCTTTCTGTGGGTCGTTGTAGCTGCATTAACTCTCGTGGGCTTTCTTCTGGTGCCTTTGATTGAGTGGTGTTGTGCTTTCACTGATCGTCAGAAGTTCCATAATTGGTGGACGGGTTGGATCTTCGATGTGGTCTGGTGCTGGGAGTTCAGGAAAACTCGTCATGAGGTGGTGAATTGTAAAGCCCACATCGGTGGCTGTCTTGGCACTGGCATTGCGGGGTAGCCTCTGTGTTCGTGTGGCCTTTACTTGTTGTGGGAACATCGTTAATCATCCCATTGTTGCTCATTCGTGCTGCCCGTGATGGTATTAAGCTGGCTGCCAAAGTGTCCAAACACATCGCCGATAAGGAGGCGCACAATGAAACGTCTGATTCTTCTGGCGGCTCTACTGGTTAGTTCTACTACTGTGACGGCAGCCGCTGGGAACACTGTCTGCTCCAACTTCATCCGAATGGCTTATGAAACCAAAGATGCTGCTGCCACTGTTGAGAGGGCATCCCACCCTGTAGTGTGGCGAACTGTAGTGAGGGTTCATGGCTCTGTTCCTCCCGCCTTGAGGACAGACTATGCCTTCGCTTACAGCTACAACCTGTTGAGCTATTGCAAAACCAACCCCAACAACGGCACATGGGAGGCCAGTGAATATGCGTTAGACGAAGCGAACAAAGAGGTGTTCAATTATGAAATGTAACAAAGGCTTTACTCTCATCGAGCTGATGATTGTGGTGGCCATCATCGGTATCCTGGCAGCACTCCTGCAACCTGCTTATGAGCAGTATAAGAGTGAGCAGGTAGCGCAAGAGCCTCAAACCCGCACACCAACATCCCCTGTCTTTAAGGATTAAACTATGCAAAACCCCGCCCGTACTATTAAACATATCGCCATCGCTGCCATTGTTGGCATCACAACTCTCGCTATCGGCCTCAACTCCTATACCACCGTTAAGGTGGGTGACGAGAAGGTTGGCGCTGTCTTCGGGAAGGTTAACCCGCAGGAACTGAAGTCCGGCTTCCACATCGTCAACCCCCTGGCTGATTTTGAGGTTTACGATGTTCAAGAAGTTAGTTATTCTTGGGATAACATGCCCATCCCCTCTCAAGACAAGCTGCGTACCAGCATGGACGTCACGGTGATCGGTAAGTTTACCCCCGGCTCCACCGCCAATGTCCGTAAGCAGTTCGGCTCTGCCAAGGGTTACATCAACAACCAGTTGTTCCCTCGTGTACCCTCGATTATGGTGGATGTTGGTAAGGCTATAGCTGTTGAAAGCTCTGACTTCTACAATGAAACCACTATCGAGAAGATGCGGATTGAGGGCATCAACCGGTTGAACGACGCCCTCACAGGCTACACAGTGACGGATATCCTCATTAAGGACATCAACCTACCGCCTACCATTGTAGCGGCTGTTAAAGCGGCTGTGACGGAGCAGGAGAAGGTAGTTAAGCAACAGTCTGCCCTTGAGATTGAGAAGTTGAAGGCTGCAAAGCTGACAGCTATCGCTAAAGCTGCTGACGACTCTGCCTCTTTTAACGCCTCTGCTGTAAAGAAGGCTGCTGATGCCGAACTCTACCGTATCACGAAGGTGGCTGAAGGTAACAAGGCTCTGGCACGTAGTGTCACCCCTGCCCTCATCAAGTTGAAAGAAGCTGAAGCCAAACTGCTCTGGAACGGTGTTATGCCCCAGACAATGCTGGGTGATGGTACGAATGTTCTGATGAATATGAAATAAAGGCTTTACTCTCATCGAGTAGTTGCAACAGGAGATCAACCATGAACAGAATCATATTGGTCATCAGCCTACTTATGGCATCTATTACTGCGAGAGCAGAGGTTTCATATATGGGTCTGGAGGCAGACGATGTGATGTTCATGAGTGGGCCTAGGTTCGGTGAGAGCTATCCTTGTAGCAACTGGTATAATAGTGGCTCCATAGCCAACAAGTGGTGTCATGGTATGGTGGCCAAGGCGACACACTCGATACTCACAGAGGCTGGTGCCAGCGAGTTGGTGGGACATGCTGGCGCTGTGATAGTGCTGAGTTTATGGGAATCAACCAACATACGGTTTGACCCGGCAGACATCGTTACAGCGCCTTTAGTGTACAATATAAATGAAACAACCAAGGCTGCCATCTCTTTGGATATGGGTGGTGGCATAATCATGTATTTGTCGAAAGACTTCTGAGGGGTGATAGTGTAGGAGAGCAAGACGAGGGGTTGAAAGGCCCCTCAATATCTAAATATGTATTTAATATAATTAGTATTAAGTGTATATTTAAATATTATAGTAAGTGGTAGTAATAATATTCTTAGGAGTATCTAGTAATATACTAGGAGTATTACTAGTAATATATACCTAGGTATTAGGGTAGCATAAACTTAAATAGATATCAAGAGGACTTATTATGCCTGTAGATTTTGATGTTCATTACACCAACAGGAACGGTGGAGAGTCTGTTAGAAGCCAGACCGATGCTCCGTGCTTCGGTATGTTGTGTGAGTACAACGACATGGATAGTGTAGTCCGAACGAACAAGGTGGTCTTCCATGCTCGTAGATGGAGTGATACCCGTGATTGGAAGGTGTGGGCACGTTTCCTTGAAAGCCTCCCCGTCATCCAGGGTTCGTTGTCGGAGCCAATCGTCTATGAGCGTTCGAATAACAATCAAGAGGTGCATGTCCGTTGTGACATCCCCGCTGATCGTATGTTGAATGTCCTCTCGTTGTTCCGTGTACCTTACACCCACAGACAGGCCATTAGAGCGTTTGTTGTGATGACGGATGCAGACATCGAGCCTAAGGTTGCAGCTACGATTGCCTTGGGTGTGGTTGGGCATAGGTCAGACGGCATCACCTTCTGTGACAGCTACGACTGCGAGCACAGCATTGTCAATCGTATGGAGTTGGGTATGCCTGATGCCATCTCTCTGCACAATGTGTTGTTTGGCAGTGATTGGGCATCCGCCTACCATGGTGATCAGGGGTTATACTCGGAGGTTCTCACCTATTGTCGTGGTGAGCGTGGTGACTCCAATTACATCATGGGCTGGACACAACCTCATGGGGGTGTTGATGACGAGAACCGCACCATGTGTCACACCATGATTAGGGAACAGTTCCCTGAGCTATGGCCTAGCGTGAGGGGTGGCACTGGCAGCCTTCGTGGTTCGGAACGCCAGATGGATATTAATATGTTGGTTAAAGCGGCTGAATGGTTTGAAAACAAGCTCAAGGAGGCTTGATATGTTTCCAGCATTGGAAAAGATAACTATCGGGGCAGACCCCGAGGTGATGGTAAGAACCCTCGAAGGTACTATGACGAGTGCCATCGGTAAGGTGGGTGGGAGCAAGTCTCGTCCCATCCCTGTTCGCAAAGGGGCTCTTCAGGAGGACAATGTGATGGCGGAGTTTAATATCCACCCTGCCTCCACTGTCTCTGAGTTTGTTGAGAACATCAACACCGTGTTTGAAGAGCTTGAAGCCGTCCTAATCCCTCAGGGGTTGGAGCCAAGCATCACGAGCAGCTATGAGTTCCAAATGGAGTTCCTGCGCTCTCAAGGCCCCAAGGCGATGGAATTTGGCTGTGGTACAGAATGGGATGGGTGGACGGAGGACATCCTTCAGAAGCCAAATGGTGCCCTCTCAGGGCTACGTACAGCAGGAGGACACGTTCATGTGGGCTATGATGACCCCTGGGATGATGGTAATTACGGTTTGTCTCGTATGCTTGACATTGTTCTTGGCGTTCCCTCTATTCTCCTGGACGGAGACATTCGTCGGAGGGTTCTGTACGGCAGTGCTGGTAGTATGCGCCATAAACCTTATGGCATGGAGTATCGTCCATTATCTAACTTCTGGCTGAAGAGTGATAGCCTGAAGGCTTGGGTGTTTGACAGGGCCAAGTGGGGTGCTGAGCATTTGGATGAGCTGGAGTATATGTTGGGGCAAGTGCCTAGCTCTCTCGTCCAACAAACAATCAACAGTGGTGATGAGGCAGCAGCTCGTCATATCGTGGACACATTGAATCTGAAGGTGGCGTGATGAAAGAGTTTAAAGTTGGCGATAAGGTGAGAGTTGTCGTAAGTGGGTCTGGTTGTGATCTTAATGATAGAGACAGCCTCGTCGTAATCACTGAAGTTGGTAAGTACAATGATGGCCCTGGGTACAGAGTAAGCCCTCCTGTTGGCAACACCAAGTCAGGCTCCTTTAACGGTTATATTGGTGAACGTTCTTTTGAACTTGTCCCCCCTATCTACCCCAACCCACCCCATAAACACGCTGAGGTGATTAAGGCGTGGGCTGATGGGGCTGAGATTGAGTGTAATGGTGGTAGTGGCTGGTTCTTCATTGAGGGAGAATACCCCGACTGGAATGTTAAATACGACTTTCGTATCAAACCCTGCCCCTCCCCTGCCGAGAAAGAGCGTGACGAGATAAGGGCTGAAATGGAAAAGCTCACTAAGCGTCTGGAAGCGTTGGAGGTGAAGTGATGGAACGATCCATAATGTGTGCAGATGACCTAATGGCGTCATATTGTCACACATATCTGGCTGTAAAGCTGGAAGGGTGTGGCACCTTTGATCCGATTTACATCGAGAGTGCTTCGGACCGCTCTGCTGGCCCAGTTTTGATGGGCGTAAACATGAGGACCGAGACTAGCGTTGAGTTTAAGCCGTTTCATAGTGGGGCAGAGGTGAAGTGGGATTATCCTGAGCTGGGTATGGTGAATCTTGAAGATTTTGCTGTATACCATCGCAGGAATGCTCAACGTCAATGGAAGCGTGGTGTACGTGAGCATCAAATCACCAGTGCGATTGTTGGAAACCACATGAGGCGCAGAAGAGGCCGGTCTTCCTTCAGCTTCACCTCTCGCAACCATATCTTAGCTCTGTTCAATCCGACGTTTGAACCGTTGGAAGCGTGTATTCAGCACGTGTTAGCTGGCCGTGGGTATTCACAGGCTTTTGATAGGGATTGGGCTATCATGGCTTACCCTGAGATTAAGCATCCCACGGTTGTTTATAAAGAATCGATTGTTGGTGTTGTGAAGGAGGGAGAGTGCGTTCTTCATGAGAGAGCATCCCACTTAGAGTCTACACTGGCAACAATACTGGGAGGGGCATGAGATGCCTACCATCGGTGAAGACCTAGGCCACGGCCAGGGCAGTGTAGTTTGGGACTTACACCCATCTGTGGTTGGTAATAACGGTGTAGGTATTGAGGTTGAGCTGGAGGGCATAGGCAACCTAGTGACATCTCCTTCAACACCCAGTGGGTGGAGGCTTGTACCCGATGGCTCTCTGCGTAATGGCGGGGTTGAATATGTATTCGATGGTCCCGCAGGCGGGGCTGAGTTTTATAATCGCATGATGCGGTTTGGAGAGAGTGTTGCGGGGTTATCCTCCCCACCACTATGCTCCGAACGCACCAGTGTCCATGTCCACATTGATGTTCGTCATCTAGAATACCCCCAGGTGTGGAACATGATGGTGTTGTACACCATTGTCGAGCCCTACCTGTTCACTCTATGTGGAGATAGCAGGGAGCACAATATCTATTCTCTATCCTACGAGAAGGGACAGGGGCAGATTCGTAGCCTAGCTCGTATGAGAACACTCCAACAACTCCTAAGGCTGGGATCGGAGCATAGACCCAAATACTCTGCCATGAACATTAATGCCCTGCTAGACTTTGGATCTCTAGAGTTCCGAGGCATGGAGGGCACTTATGATGTGCCTCGCATCATCAACTGGACAAACCACCTCCTGTCTCTGTATGAATATGCAAAGCAGTATCGAGGTTCTGTCGAGGATTTGCCTGCCCTGATGAGTAGGTTGCAGCCTCGTGGGTTCCTTCGTGAGATTTTTGGAGACCTCACCTCCGATGTTATTGAAGAGGATGTGCGAGAGCGTGTCTATCGTGGTGCTTGGGTGGCAGAGGATGTATTGTTTGGGGGACGTTTGGAGGGTATCAGAGAGGAACTCACTGAGAGTGAGGGTGGATATGATTTGCTGGAGGCGTTTGGTGTGTCTCAACAAGCAGAAGCTCTGACGACATCCTCACGGTATAACCCTTCGATGATGAATATCCGCAACAGCTCTATCCCCGCCTTTTCGACAGAACCACCCCCACCAAACCCCTCTCAATCTGAGGCTAGGGTGAGGTTGAGTGGTGCAGCCCAGGATTATATGCGCAGCCATCACCCGAGAATCCGGGTTAATCCAGCCGATTCAAGTATTGGCTACCGTCAAGCCGTGAGGGTGCTCCAAGCAGCCTTCGGTGATGACACTAATATTAATGTTGGCCCACACGGCATAGGCCGGTTGGGTGAAATCTTTTCAGAGACGTTAGACACGTCAGGAGGATAAAGCAATTTGCGGCTTAGTTGGGATTTTCGGGTCAGGCATCTCCCTCCCAGATGTCAAAGTGTTGAAACAATTAATCTACGTTGATAGTTTACGTGGTCACCACTCAACAGGCTTAGCTGCTGTTGGGTTTGACGGGAGTATTGAAAGCTTTAAGAAGGCAGTTGATGGCCCTGATTTCCTCCAGTTGGATAAGACTGAGGCGATTCTGGACAACGGCATTATGACAGCAGTTATGTTTGCTCACAACCGATATGCCACCAAGGGTGGTGTAAGTACTAAGACGGCACACCCCTTCACTCGCGGTGACATCACCTTGTGTCACAATGGTACACTCACCAGTCAATACTACATGCCAGCCGGGGCAACGTTTGCTGTAGACTCTGAGTGTATTGCCAATGCATTCAATGTAGACGGAGCAGAGAAGACAATCCCCACCCTCCGTGGAGCCTTTGCTCTCACTTGGTATGACGAGGGCAAGAAAACCTTCAACATCGTCCGTAACGATGAGCGAACTCTGTGCTTCGCCAATCATAAAGGCCGTAAGGTGACATACTACGCCTCTGAGCGGAAGATGTTGGAAATGGTGTTAGACCGTAACAACATCACTGATGTCGATTATATCGAGCTGGCTCCTGGTAAGTTGGTTACCATCGCTCTTGAAAAGGGCTCCATCTCTCTTCCTGTGGTGAGAGACATCACTGTCCAGGACTCTGAGTGGGGCTACGGCAGTGGTAGTGGATACGGTGGCTACCACCAAGGAGGAGGCAGTACGCGAAAGGGCACCCTTAAGAGTTCGAAGAAGGTTGTAACCCTGCCAGCCCCGTTAGAGAGGTGGGGATTTAAAAGGGGAGATAAGATTGAGTTTTACTCTGACGGGGTGGTGCCTTACAGCTCCGTCTCGGATACAGGGATAATGCATGGTATCGTCACCGAGGGTGAGTGCCTTGATGTGCGGTGCTACCAGATCAAATCTGATGCTCTCGCTGGGTTCTATACAGGGACAATCTCCTGTGGCACAGACACCGGCGAACTGAAATACTTGGTTGTCACTGACGTTAAGCTCACTGACGTAATCGAGGGTGACTCGAACAACGCAGGACGGGAAGCTGAGGTTGAGGCTCTCGCTAAAAAAAAGCACCAAGCGTAGTGTCCCAGGACGGGTTCCTTGGACCGATGAATGCAATCATCTCGAAGCCCCAGTTTGTAAGAATGGTGGCCTCTGGATGCGTACACTGCGCTTCTTTTATAGAACCATCAGAACACAAAGACATCACATGGATGGATGACTGGCACGGCCTGCCTAGACCAGTGTGTGTAGCTTGCTCCGCCATGTCTGCTGTACAAATCGAACTAATGAAACGTCAATGGGGAACCATCTAATGGCTACTATTATTCTACCTTACCGCACTGCATCTGCATCTGCCCGTGCTCTTTCTGAAGCCCTGGGCTGTCGTCGTATGCGAGTTGAAGGCTCAACCACCAGGGATGGGCGTGGCCTCACCATCATCAATTGGGGTAACACCCGTACAGACCTGTCTCGATTCTCTGAGGCCAATGTTTTAAATCGTGATATTCGACCTGCAAGTAATAAGTTGGCGTTTTTCCTAAACGTCTCTGAATGTAACGCCCTGGATGATAGTGAGTCTCTGGGAGGAGACCGCATCAACATCCCCGATTTCACCACTGACCAAGCGGTTGCTCAGGAGTGGCTGAATAGTGGCAAGGGTGTTGTCTGTCGCCATGTTCTGGCTGGCCACTCTGGAGAAGGTATCGAACTCCTCATGCCCCCTAGTGGCGAGGATGATGAAGTCCCCACTGTGCCTTCTGCTCCTCTGTACACCATGTACGTCCGTAAGCGTGACGAGTATCGTGTTCATGTAGTGGGAGGTACTGTGACGGATGTGCAGCGCAAGGCCCGGAGTACAGAGGTTGGGGATGATGATGTCAATTGGCAGATCCGTAACCACGGCAATGGCTTCAACTTCGTCCGTGGTGGTGTCAATCCCGATGCTTCTGTCCTTGAGCAAGCTAAGCTCACTGTTCAAGCTCTGGGACTCACCTTCGGTGCTGTTGATATCGTGTGGAACAACCGTGATTCCAAGGCAACCGTTCTGGAAGTGAATACAGCTTGTGGGCTGGAGGGGACCACCCTTGAGCGTTACACTGCTGCCTTCTCAGCAATGGTGTTGGGAGCAACTCCTGCACAGTGGGAGCCGACTATGGGTGTTGTGGCAGAAGCCCCTTCTGCTCCTGCTGTAGATCCCCTCGCTGCTCCTGTTGAGCCATTCTCTGTAGGCACACGTATTGTACGGAACGATGGTGATACGTGGTCTACAGGCTCTCATGTAGCTGTTGTAAGAGAGGTTAGATACAACCTGGGCGGCGACCCACGATTGGATCGCATCTACATCGTAGGAGGTTCTTACTCTTCTAGAACTGGCGTCTCCTTAGGTATTGTCTCTGTCTCTGTAACCCCCCCCGTAGAGAACGTTGGTGGGTTTGTTGTTGGACAACGGGTACGGATTCGTCCACGCAGCTCTGTCCAAAATCGAGGCGCCGGTCCTGGGTATTTTTCTCGGATGGAGGGCATTGAAGAGGGTATGGTGCGTAGCCTGAATACTAACAACGGCTGGTTGACGGTTGGAGAGTGGTCTTATCTCCCTGAGTGGTTGGAAGATGCTACCGAAGTGGCTGGTTTTACTGCCCCAGCACAACCCACACCCCTTACTCGTGTGGAAGTGGGACAGCGTGTTCGTGTACTGCCCACACACCTGCATGGGGATGATACATATTCCGGTTATGGTTGGGTGCCAGACACAAATAATATGGTCGGACAGGAGTTTGTAGTTGTTGATGTCCGTCAAGGAGGACGGGCTATAAGGCACGCGTCCTGGAACTACCAAGCCTCATGGCTGGAGCTGGTGGAAGAGGCCCCTATTGCTCCTCCTATTGCCCCTCCTATTGCCCCTCCTATTGCCCCTCCTGTTGCTCCTTCTATTGCTCCTGCTGTCGCCTCCGTGCCAGCAGGGTTTTCTACACCCTCTCCACGACAACTAACCACTTATGAGCGTGTCCAAGCTGAGGTGGATAGGATTGTTGGTGAGGCAGGGGGAGAGTTCCACAGCTATCGGGTCAGGATTCCTGGGACTGTGACTAACGCTTCTCGACGACCTGGTGTACCCTTCACCTTACCTGAACGAATGATTGCTTCGATTAACGAGCGACGCTCTGCAGAGGTTCGAGTAACAGTCGTTCGTAATGAACGCCACGAGGTAACTGTTTAATGGATAAGCTTGTCGCAGTGTATGGAACCTTACGTCAAGGCTTCGGTAATAACTGCGTACTTGGGGATAGTGAAAAGCTGGGGCTAACTGCCCTGGCCCCTGAGTGGGAAATGTTCTCACTTGGGGGTTTTCCCGGAGTACGTCAAGGTGATAAATCTGTATTGGTTGAAGTTTATCGTGTAACGGAGGAAAGCATCGCCCAGAGTTTGGATTGGCTTGAGGGTTTCCGAGAGCAAGATGCTGACTTCAACTTCTATAACAAGGCCACCATCTCCACAAAGTTTGGTGATGCAGAGATGTATATCTTAGAGGGGGCCGAATACGACGGTCACGAATTGATTGGCTGCGGGGATTGGCATGAGCACATACGTGGTGAAGCCCGGTAAGGAGCACATTGTCCGTGTTTACACAGACGAGAAGGGTGGTGGGGCTGACGAGAAGTTTTGTACAATCCCACTGAATATGACCATCCACCATGGCCTACCCCTTAAAGACCTCAAGGAGATTAGGGATTGGGCTGTGCTTCGGTCTAAGCGGGTTGTTAAAGACTACGAATACACTTACCGGACTAAATGTGGTGAGTATTGTGGGTATATATATCAAACTTGGTTCTTTGTAGACAATTACTTGGAGTTCTGCGAAGAGAAGAAGCCAATAACATTGGAGTGAATATGTCAGGAATCCCGATAGATCCGAGACTACCGTGTGATGAGTGCGGGTCGTCGGATGGAATTCAGTTATTTCAACAAGAGGATGGGAGTGTTGATGCACGATGTTTTGCCTGCCCCGATGGAGGTAGACACATCCCAAACGATCCCCGTGAGGGAGTGCAGGAGGCCCCTGTGGAAAAGAAACAATTAAAGAAAGATCACTCGGCTATGATGAAGGCCATCCCCGATCTCCCCATCCGAGCTTTAGAAGACAGAGCCATTAGTTTGGCCACCTGTGAATACTTCGGTGTCCGTGTGTCTTTGTCTGAAAAGGATAGAACTACTGTGACGCACCACTACTATCCTGACACGAAGGGTGGTGAGGTGTGTGGATACGAGGTGAAGAGGGTTGCTGACAAGGCATTCTCTGCCGTTGGTGACCGTAAGGGGGCTGTTGAACTCTGGGGAACAGCCCAAGCTAAGAGTCTCACAGCCAAGAAGCTCTTCATCACAGAGGGTAGGTGTGATGCAATGGCGTTGTTTCAAGCTATTGTAGAGAATCTACCTAAAAAGTGGAGCCACCTAACCCCTGCGGTGGTGTCTTTGACACGAGGGGCAGGAGGTGCCTTGAAGGATATCCTCAGTAATCGTAAGTTTGTTGAGAGTTTCAAGGAAGTGGTGTTGGTTTTGGATCAAGATGGTCCCGGAATTGATGCCATGCAGAAGATTTTGAAGACATTTCCAACCTTTAAGGTGGCTAAGCTACCCATGAAGGATGCAAATGACATGATCTTAGCTGGCCGAGGCAAGGAATTGGCCGATTTGGTTACGTGGAACGCTGTTGTTGAGCGTCAAGGACAGGTGGTTGATGTCCGAGACTTCATTGAGGACGCTCTTGTACGGCCTGAGATGGGTGTTCCCACCCCTTGGCCGAGTGTAACCAAGGCTACATATGGGTATCGACCCCACACCATCCACATCATCGGAGCTGCACCTAAGATTGGTAAGAGTGACCACGAATATCAGAACATTGAGTGGTTGGCTAATGTCCAAAACCAATTGGTTGGGGTGTTTGATTTGGAGAATCCTCCGAAGAAGACGGCTAAGAAGATTGCATCAAAGTTTGCTGGCTTGGACTACACAAAGCCGGACAGTGTGTACGAGACTCCCGAGCTTCGTGCCCATTTGATGCAGATGGATGGGCGTGTGCGGTTCTACGATAGAGGGGCCTCAAGGGATTGGCCTGATATTCGTATTGCTATGGAAGAGATGCACCTCCTTGATGGGATCAACTTCCTCTTCCTAGATCCCCTCACTGCCTTGGTGAGTCGGTATACATCATCGCAAGCTAACGATATGTTGAATGAAATCTGCACAGATATTGCAGATTTTGTTTATAAACATCCCGTAACCCTGTTCATCTACACCCACGTTAACCCCAAACAAAAGGGGAGTAAGACGCACGAGGAGGGTGCTAGGGTGTTGAGTGGAGAGTTCACAGGCTCCCGAGCAATGGAGAAATGGTTCCATTATGGCTGGGGTATTCGTCGGGACAGAAGTCCTGACTCGGAAGCTCCCAACACCTCTTATCTCGATATGCTGTTTGACCGAGACTTTGGTGAGAGCCTAACCTGTGAGTTATATTTTAACAAAGACAATATGTCTTATCTGGAGCCAAAGGCTCTACAAAAGAGGACACACTAATATGACATATGACTTAACTGAAATCCGAAACGTATCCTCCTTTCAAGAACGTATTGAGGAGCTGCTAGAAGCGCAGGAAGCAGGTGATCCTATTGACGAAGAGGATGTTAACACCCTTCTCCGGGATTGTGCTGACTTCTTCCGAGGAATTGCAGATGGAGAGTCTTGAGGAGTTGGTTGATAAATACAGCATTGGCTCTGAGGGAGCCTCTGCTTGGTGCTGGCTGGGCGATAGCCCAGAGGCAATGCGATGCATAGGCTTCACTGCCGCTACCCGGCAGGAGGCCATACAGAAGGTTGTGGAGGCTATTGAGGATGATTAAGGTGTATAACGGCTCCGGGAGGGGAGTTGATGTGAGCCAGTTTGTATTCCCCGGAGGGGAGGTACAGACGAAGCTTAATGTAACTCCCGAGTATTGTGATAATGTCACCATCAAGGCCGATATCCGTAACTCTGACGATGTGATGGCACTCCTGCTTGTCAATGAAACTGTTGACAGACTCCTAAAACCCCTGAGGAAGAAGCTCCTCATGTCGTACCTACCCTATGCTCGTCAGGACCGAGCTTGTGCATCAGGAGAGGCCATTGGGGTGAAGGTATTTGCCAACTTGATTAACAGCATGGGGTTTTGTTCTGTGCTGGTGTCGGATGCTCACAGCGATGTTGGCGTGGCTTGTATTGATAATTGCAGCTCCCTTCCACAAAAGGATTTACTCCCAATGAGCGTGATGGCGAAGCTGCGCCAAGGCATCACTCTTGTGAGCCCTGATGCCGGGGCTATGAAGAAGACCCTAGACATTGCTAAATCATACCACTGTGACGATGTGGTGCAGGCGTCCAAAGTAAGGGATGTAGCCACCGGGGAAATATTGTACACAGAGCTACAAGTAGACGGGATGTACTCCATCCGTCCGAACGTCGTTATCGTAGATGACATCTGTGATGGGGGACGAACCTTTATCGAGCTGGCCAAGGTGTTGAAGGGCCTTGGAGCCGAACACATCCACCTCCATGTAACACATGGAATCTTTTCTAAAGGCAAGGAGGTTTTTGATGGCCTCATTGACGAAGTAACAGCAACCTACGATTGGACCTTACCATGAAACTAAATCCACTTAATTGTATCGACTTCTACAAAGCAGACCACAGAAGCCAGTATCCTTCAGGCACATCTCTGGTGTACTCCAACTTCACCCCACGTTCCGATAGGTTAGCCAGTATGGGCTCCTCCTTCGATGGCAAGGTTGTTTTCTACGGCCTGCAAGGCTTCATGAAGTGGTTCTTGCTTGATACGTGGAACGGAGGGTTCTTCAACCTTCCCAAGGAAAAGGCTGTAGCCAAGTACAAGCGTCGTATGGACAACGCTCTAGGCGCTGACAGCATTAACATGGAGCATATTGAAGCTCTCCACGATCTGGGCTACCTGCCTATCTGTGTCAAGGCTCTGCCTGAGGGCAGCAGGGTTGGCATGAAGGTGCCAGTGTTCACAATCCAGAACACTCTGGCTGAGTTCTTCTGGCTGGTGAATTATCTGGAAACTGTATTCTCCGCTGAGGTGTGGAAGGCCACTACTACAGCCACCACTGCCTATCAGTATAAGAAAGTATTGACAGAGTATGCAAATAAGACAGGCTCCCCTCTTGAGTTTGTTCCTTTGCAGGGACACGACTTCTCCTCCCGAGGTGGATCAGGTATGCACGATGTGGGCTCTAATGGCTCTGGACACCTGACATCCTTCGTGGGCACTGACAGCGTAGCGTCTATTGACTACTTGGAGGACTATTATGGAGCTGATAGTGACAAAGAGCTTGTTGGTTGTTCTGTGCCTGCTACTGAGCATAGCGTTATGTGTATGGGTGGTGTTGATGATGAGATTGGAACGTTCTCTCGTCTTATCAAAGAAATATACCCAGCAGGAATTGTTTCCATCGTCTCAGATACATGGGACTTCTGGAAGGTCATCACTGAGTATCTACCGGCTCTTCGAGATGACATTCTTGCCCGAGAACGCAACGCCCTCGGTTTATCGAAGGTGGTTATTCGTCCTGACTCTGGCGATCCTGTTCTTATTATTTGTGGTGATACCGATGCTCCGGTTGACAGCCCTGAGTATAAAGGTGCTGTAGAGTGCCTCTGGGACACCTTCGGTGGTACTGTGACGGACAAGGACTACAAGGTATTGGATGAACACATTGGACTGATTTACGGAGATAGTATTACAATTGACCGCTGTGAAGAGATTATGGCCCGTCTTGAAGCTAAAGGCTTCGCGTCCTGTAACGTTGTATTGGGCATTGGCTCCTACACTTATCAATACGTCACTCGTGATACCTTCGGGTTTGCTATGAAGGCCACGTATGGTGAGGTGAATGGTGTTGGTCGTGAAATCTTTAAAGACCCCGCCACTGACTCAGGCACTAAGAAGAGCGCCAGAGGGCTCCTGCGTGTCGAAGAGGAGGGTGGGGAGTATGTATTGTATGATCAGCAAACAAAGGCTCAGGAGGCTCAGGGAGCCTTACAGACTGTGTTCCTTGATGGCAAGCTGCTGAATGAGACAACTTTGAGTGAGATTCGTGGGAGGTTGAATGAGTAGAGTCTATTGCATCTCAGATTTACATTTCGGCCATAAGAAGATATTGCAGTTTTCACCCACCCTCCGGGAAGGGTCCACTGTGGAGGAGCATGACAACATCCTTGTGGCCAAGTGGAACTTTGTCGTTGGCAAGCGGGACTTAGTGTTCGTGCTGGGGGATGTCTCTTTCAGCAGGACAGCGTTCTTTGAATACATGCCTCAATTGGCTGGGAGGAAAATCCTTGTACGAGGGAACCACGATGAGCTTCAGTGTGGTGAATATCTAACACAATTTGAGGATGTACGTGGAATCTTTAAGAAGCATGGGCATTGGTTTAGTCATGCCCCTGTACACCCTGCGGAGCTTCGTGAATGTAAGAACGTTCATGGACACGTACACCATAACACGATTAGGGATCATTACCACCAAGCTGACAAGCGATATGTCAATGTGTGTGTTGAGGCTTGTGATGGGTATCCAATAGATTTTGAGGAGATTAGAGATGGGAGATACGAGCAAAAGTGTTAAAGTGGGGTACTCTGCAAGCCATCCTGCTAGCTGCCTAAGCCATCCTGACGAGATTAGAATGGTAAGTGAGCTAAACCACAAACTCTTTACAGCCTTTATGTCAATCGCCGATGAAGAGAAAGGTACTGTTGGGGAGCACTACCCCGGTGGTTGCTCTCACATGGGTAAGTGGCATGTAGGTCAGTTTATCACTTGGCTTGAAGATAACTATGAACTGAAGGAGAAGTGATGGATAAAATCCTTTACATTGTAGATGTGGAGGGGGACGGGCTTCAACCAACTAAGCTGTGGTGTTTGTCAGCCAACAAGGTGGGCAACACTCCCATTCATACTACAGCCTCTTACGACAGTATGAGGAAACTCCTCTCTCGTAAGGATGTAATCATCATTGGCCACAACTTCATACGATGGGATGCTGTACATCTAGAGCACCTACTTGAAATTAAGATTGAGGCCACTCTTGTTGATACGTTGGCCCTGTCTTGGTATCTTGAACCTAAGCGACCCAAGCACGGCCTAGAAGACTACGGTGTTGAATTTGGCTATCCCAAAGTGGTTATCACAGATTGGGAGAATCAAACACAAGGAGATTATGAAGAACGATGCCATCGTGATGTAGAAATCAATCGAATCCTTTGGGACAGGCAATGGGCTCAGCTTGTGGAGCTGTACGAAGAAGAGGATGATGCCTGGAGGTTCATCTACTACCTCATGTTCAAGATGGACTGTGCAAGAGAGCAGGAAGCCTCTAGGTGGAAGCTGGATGTCGTTAGGTGCTCTGAAGGATTGATAGAGCTAACAGAGCTACAGGCCAGCAAGAAGCTGGAGCTAGGTACTGTGATGCCTCAGGTTCCTGTGTGGAAGGTGAAGAGCTATCCAGCTAAGCCCCTCAAAAAGGACCGTAGCAAGAGTGCCTCGGGCATTAAATGGGATGAGTTCTGTGTGTCTCAAGGAAAGCCTATTGGCTACCGGGGAGATATAGACTTCATACACAGCTACAAAGAGCCCAATGCTGGGTCTGTCCCACAAATCAAGGACTGGCTGTTCTCTCTGGGATGGGTTCCTATACACCTTAAGTATGTCCGTAACAAAGAGACAGGGGATGTACGAACAATCCCTCAGGTGGCCTCTGAGCACATCAAGGGGGAGGTTTGTGACAGTGTTAAGGCCTTGTTTGAGCTAGAGCCTAAGCTGGAGGTGTTGAATGGACTTTCAATCCTCACCCACCGCATAGGAATCCTTAAGGGATATCTGGACAACGTAGACGAAGACGGCTATATACGGGCCGAGATACAGGGGTTCACCAACACCTTGAGGTTTAAGCACAAGGTGGTGTTGAACCTGCCCGGCATTGATAAGCCCTACGGCGAGTTGATGAGGGGTTGTCTGATAGCCCCTGAGGGTTATGAGTTGTGTGGCGCTGATATGTCTTCCTTGGAGGATAGGACTGGGATGCACTACCAATACCCGCTAGACCCAGGCTATGTTGACAAAAAGTCTGCCGTAGGGTATGATCCACACACCACGATGTCAATCGTGGCTGGAATGATCACACCTGAAGAAGAGGAGTTCTATAAATGGTACAAACAAACCCACTGAGGGAATATTTACTTCGTGAGTACGTGTTTGACGAAGCTGGCAGGCTACTCCGGCGTCATGACTATAAACAGTGGAAAGCTCGCAGGGAGGTGGGCACTGTATCCCAGAGGGGCTACAAAACCTTGAGTATTGCTGGTTATCGTTACTACGTCCACCGCCTCATCTACCTTATGCATTATGGAGAGCTACCTGAGCTGGTGGATCACAAGAATGGAGACAAGTTAGATAACCGCCCTTCAAACTTACGTGAGTCTACGAAAGTGAATAATGCACTAAACTTACACCAGTGTCATAAAGATAACATATCTGGATTCCTTGGGGTAACTTACCGGAAGGATACAGGCAAGTACGCTGCGAGGTTTAGGAATAAAAATTTAGGGTGTTTTGCTACGCCAGAGGAGGCACACGAGGTTTATGAGCAAGCTAAGCTTAGCGGAGATGAAGAGGTTACCCCCGGAGGAACAGAGGGCCCTGTTTCAGAAGATTGACGCCGCACGTAAGAAGGGGAAATCCACAAACTATGCAGCCACCTATGGTGCTGGCCCCCCAACCATAGCAAGGGGGGCAGGGGTATCGGAGGCGGAAGGAAGGCTCCTCCATCAAGCTTATTGGAAGCTCAATTGGAGCATCCCTGCCGTGGCTAAAACTCTAGAAACTAAAGAGGTGAGTACAGGGCTATGGCTAAAAAATCCAGTAAGCGGGTTTTGGTACAGCCTTCGGCATGAAAAGGATAGGTGGAGCACCCTAAATCAGGGGACAGGAGTGTACTGTTTTGATACGTGGATAAAACACTTCAGGAAGAGGCGTTCGCAGTTAACTGGACAAATGCATGACGAGGTGATATTATGTATCAAGAAAGGGCATAGGGAGGGGTGTACTTCACTCCTGAGAAGTGCTATATTAGCAACTAATAAGGAGTTGAAGTTGAACAGAGACTTGGACATTGATGTCCAGTTTGGCAGTGATTACAGTAAGATTCATTAATAAATAAAGGTAATATAGATGTCACTTAAACGTCGCACTACACAACAAGAATCCACTTCCACCATCCCCAACCTCACTCCAGGTGAGCATGAGGGTCGTCTCGTGTATGTAGCAGACCTCGGCCTGCAATCACGAGAGTACAAGGGTGAGGAGAAGCCACCTGCCCAACAGATTGCTCTGGGTATTGAGATTATTGGGCAGACAATCACCCTAGACGATAAGGAGGTTCCTCGTATGCTGTGGACACGCCCTTTCAACATCTTCTCCAACCTGACAGAGAAGGGCGTGGAGCTACAATACTACAAGGTGTTTGATCCCTCTGCACAGCCTGATGGTGATGCTGATTGGGATGCTCAATTGGGCAAGCCTTGTAATGCGTTCATCGTCAACACTCCTGGCCGTGGAGCCAATGCTGGCAACATCTATGACAACATTGATAGCCTAACCCCCATCCCTGCTAAGTATCAGGCTGGTGTAGGCCCTGCTCTGATTGAGCCTTGCATTGGTGATGCTGATGACGAGGAGAATGCTTGCACCAAGGCTCTGTATGGCCTTGCGGCTTATGTCTATGCTAAGCGTATTGAAGAGGCTGTTGCACCTACACCTGAGCGTGCTATGCCCGATGTTGGTGATGACTTTGACGATGACATTCCTTTCTGAGATTGATTATCATTTAGATACCCTCGACGCCAAGGGGCTCTAGCCGAGTCTCTGTAATAGTAGGCCAAGGTGGTTGGTCAGGGCGCACCCGTTGATGAGGGTACATCCCGAGCATGATGATAAACTGCTCACCAAAGGAGGATTGTATGACTGATAAGATTGTTTATTGTGATTTCCCTGATTGTTCAAACTCTGGTTTAGCTTCTGAAATGTGTTCTGAATCAGACGGATCACAGACTTGGTATGCTTGCCCGGAGTGTGAGGATAAGGTTGAAGATCACACTGGTTATTGTCCCGTGTCGTGCATATTTGGGAACGGGTGTGACGAGAGTTGTTGATGTAATAGGAGCATATCATATGAAATGCCCATCTTGCAATAAGAACATGGGTGTAAGGGAGGGGCCTTACGGCTCCTTCTATTATTGCCCTAGCCAGAAGGTGTGTGGTCAGAAAACACTATCTGTAATAACCACTCGTGGGGATAGTGTTCATGATGACTATCCTGATATGCGTAGCTTCAAAGAGATTAGGGAGGCTCCAGCAGGAATGAAGGGGTGTTCCACATATACAGGAGATTGTCCACACTGCGGCAGTTGGTATGGACACGATTGTACCTGTAGGTTATAATAACAAGATGTAGGAGACTATCATGTCGTCAGAGACATTATACGAAAATAGTATGTACAGAGTTGTATTAAAAGATCGACCAACACAAGACTACAACTACGATGTTGTGAACAAAAGCAACGGAGTGGTGGAAGCTGAGATGAAGGCACTCCCCAATGCTGTTGAAGCAGCAGAGATATTGCAGATGAAGATGGGAGAGCTTACTGGATATATTGGTGAGGATGAGGATACTGCTGGGGAGCTTGTGTATTTGGATGGGGTTGATGTTAAGCCAGTGAAGCACTAGGAGGTGTGATGAGGACACACACAGACGGAGATATAATTCCGTATGAGATAGGAGCCATCTCTGAGGGGTTCCACACCCTGTCCAAGGTGACAGACAAGGTTGACCAGCTCGTTGAGTTTATCTTAGAGCGTACACAGGCAACTGAGTATGAACTGTTCCTCTCAGAGAAGGGTAATTTCAGGCTGGACATCGCATCTGTGAAGCAGTATAAAGGCCAGAGGATGCCAGACAAGCCCAAGTGGTGGCAACACATAAGGGACTACCTCTATGAACATTGGGATGCCACAGCAGTACATGGCTGTGAGGCCGACGATATGCTCTCCATCAAGCAACGTGAGTGCAATTTCCTCGCTATCAAGAGTTGCATCGCATCGAGAGACAAGGATTTACGAATCACACCAGGGTGGCACTACTCATGGCCCTGTGGAGAGTATCAACCAGAGAAGCCTTTGTACCTCGTGTCTCGTATGGGAGAGCTATGGCCCAAATGGAAAGCTGGTAAGAGAGGTAGAACGCTTGCCGACCTTAAGGGTACAGGCTTAAAGTTCTTTTATAGTCAGCTCATTATGGGTGATGGAGCAGATAACATTCCCGGAGCACCAAGAAAAGGAGCAGTAGCAGCATATGACGCGATTAATAACTGTGTCTCAGAGAGGCAGATGTATTCCCGTGTATATTCCACTTACGTCCAAGCCTATTCAAAAACACTTGGAGACTCAGGCGCGGTCCAATACACCAATTGGAGGGGTGAGCACGAATACAAAACAATCGAAGAGTTAATTATTGAGCAGGGACAGTTGCTCTGGATGCAAACTTATGAGGGGGAGCTATGGACGCCACCAAAACAGTTAAATTAGATGTAGGGTATGTTGACCTAGAAGATTGTATTTCAAGGGTGAGGCAACAGCTTGACCGAGCTGTTGCGGCATGTCCTGAAGAGTACAGGGACACACTGCGTATTGATCGTGAGGAGGATAGGTATGATGATACCTACACACATATTTTTACCTACCGTAGGCCACTAAATAAAGAGGAGTTGGAGAAGTCTTCTACGGAAGTAGAGCGGCGTAGGCAGCTTAGGTTGACCCATTATAATCGACTCAAGGCCGAGTTTGATGAGTAGTCCTTGGGACGATTGTGGCTGGACGAAAGCCCGGTACTTCTCATTCATACGATCCAATCTACGGAAGTGTACGATGAGATACCCAGCGATACAACGATATCTTCAGAGTATGTGTAGGCCAGCTCCTAAAGGTAGCAGAGCTAAGCAGGTTGTAGACTGCGAGATTTGTGGGAAGACTATGGCAAAGAGCCACGCTATCGTCGACCACATTATTCCTGCTGGAAGCCTTAGGTGTTATGAGGATGTGGAAGGGTTTATCACACGTTTGTTCTGTGGTTCTGAGGGATTCCAAATCCTATGCCCAGACCCCTGCCACTCGGCCAAGACATTAGCTGATAAACGAGGTATAACTTTCGAGGAGGCCCTTAAAGAAAAACCTGTTATAGCTTTCACTAAGCTCTCTGTTGCAAAGCAGAAGGCGACTCTCAAGAAGAAGAAAGTGAAAGACGAAGACATGAGTAACCAAGAAAAGCGCACTAATGCGTTCCGTAAAACAAAAGGATTATAATATGTTGAAGAAGAGCCTATCATCCATCATGGGTCAGTTCCACAAAGCCAAGACAGACCTTGAGACATTCATTGGAAACCAGGATGAGCGTGTAGAGAAGATTGTCCAGAAGGTGCAAGACCTAGAGCACGAGCAAGATCAAGTGCAAGATGAACGTAACCGTGCAGATAAGTCTCTGACTAAGATCAAGGAGATTTTGGGTGAGTAATTTCCGAGCTGTAGCACAACTAAACGAGGCCTTTGGTAATGAAGAGGTTGGTTGGGATTGGGAACGACTCCAACGTCAGTTCCATTTGATTGCAGAGGGGTTTAAGGAGAGTTACGATGCTATCGAAGCACGAGATAAGAAGGAGGTGGTGGACGGCTGTGCGGACCTGCTGGTTGTCACTTATGGCTTACTCCATCTTGCTGGTGTGGATGCTGATGCGGCTATGCGAAGGGTAAGTGAGAGTAACTTCTCGAAGCTGTGTACAACTGCGGAGGTGGCTGAGAAGACACTAAAACATTATGCCAACTTAGGAGTTAGTGTGCAGATTCATGGAGAGCTGCCAAAAGCTTATATTATGGTTGGAGAGGATTGCCATGATATCTCTGGGAAATTCTATCCACGAGGGAAGTTTCTAAAGAGTGTTGAGTGGAAAGCTCCAAGCTTTGAGGGGTTGCTATGAGTGAAGACGGGAGAATGTTTGGGTCAACCCCTAAAGTTAAGAGTGATGGGTCGGCTTCCACCTATTATGAGATTGACATCCCTGTAAACAAAGTCATGCTAATCACACCAACCGAAGGGATGCCCTTGTCTGATTTTGTTAGTGGTAGGGTTCGGGTTGAGGTAAAAGACATCATCCGCCATGCGTTAAACAACGACTTTGACAAAGGCAATATCTTCAAAGCTCTTGTCCGTCTAGGCAAGAAGGATGGAGCTTCCATTGTGTATGACATTAACAAGATGCGGTTTTTCCTAGATGAACTTGAGAAGGAATTAGTAAATGAATAAAGTCTATCTATTCACCATCCCATTCAGCAAAGATTGTATGCTCCTAAAAGGAGAGCTTGCCCGAGTAGAAGGTGGGCTGGAGATTGAGGAAGTGAAATTCCGGGATGACAACCTAGATCCTACAGAGCTGGCCCAGAAGTTTGGAGTGAGGGGAGTGCCTACGCTGGTTAAGGTGAACGAGCATGGTACTGTGACGGAAGCCCTAGCGGGTTATAAGTACACCCGTGGAACGTTTGAGAAATTCCTTGAAGCATGATAGTTGTTGAGGGGAAAGGCGGCATCAAAGCTTCGGTTGTCGCTGACTCCATCTCAGAAGCTGGTCAACGAATCACGACTTTTGAACTTGAGTACCACAGGTATTGCCACAGCGAATTCATGACGCACAGGCAATTCTCCCGGAATGCTGCGTCCTCTCGGGCCATCCCTGTGGAGAAGGTGATTGAGCAAGTGGAGAGCAACCCAGCCATGCCCATCCACTGGGGGAAGAATCAGGGTGGTATGCAGGCCAAGGAGGAGTTATCAGGCACAAACAAAACTTTCGCTGTGGGTGGGTGGACTAACGCAGCAAAGCACTCAGCAAGCTTTGCTAACGGCCTTCGTCTAAACCACTTACACAAGCAAATCGTCAATCGCATCCTAGAACCCTACCAATTCATCAAGGTTGTTTGCACTGCTACGGAGTATGAGAACTTCTTCTATCTTCGTGATCATGCAGATGCACAGCCAGAGATAGCTGAGTTGGCTCGGTGTATGCGGGAGGCTAGGGAGAAGTCTATAGCTAAGCAGCTACGGCCAGGACAATGGCACCTGCCTTACCTCACCTTAGGGGTTGATAGGGAGAGGGGGCTCATATACTGGTGTGAAGGGGGGGAGGTTTCTTTAGAGGATGCCAAGAAACTATCAGCGTCCCTCTGTGCCCAAGTGAGCTATCGTAAGTCAGACCAGTCTCTTGAGAAGGCTCTGAAGATTTATCATCAGCTTGTTAATATGAAGCCTGTTCATGCTAGTCCTTTTGAGCATCAGGCTACTCCTATGGACCCTCACATATTCAACATTGTAGACATCGAAGGGGGCACTCACACCGATAGGTTTGGTGATCATTGGAGCGCTAACTTCAAAGGCTTCATCCAACATCGTCAGCTAATAAAAGGTCATGTGTATGCAGAGTAGGGTGGGGTCTTTTGTAGAGCAGGTGCTGAACATTGGCTCCGGGTTCTTCATCTCCCTCCTCTTGTGGTCTTTCATAATCGTCCCTGTCTGGGAGCTAGATGTTTCGATGAATGACAACCTCACCATTACAGGCATCTTTACAGTGGTGTCTGTGGTAAGGGGGTATGTGTGGAGGAGGTTTTTTAATAAGTACAATTTCTTCAAAAGAGGTGATATGTGATGAATATTGATTGGAAACAGCCTTATATTAGTGGGAACCCCTACTTCATGCAGATGATGTGGGGCATGGCAATCGCTACTACTCTGGTGGAGGCACATTATGCTCGCTTCGGCATTAGACTTAGCAACTAGCATCATCTGGCTGGCAGCATCACTGGGAATGTTGGGGGCTGTAGGGCTCCTCATCCTCCCTTATCTATGGTCACAATGGACGGAGGCTAAGTATGGTATGGATATCGAGGGAGAGCTTTACCAATCTGTTGTAGATGCCTTAGAGGAAGCAGAGGGTAGGGCTATTGATATTGTAATTCGTCCTAAGGAGACTAAAGATGAGTCGCTACCGCGATAAGAATCCACAGCTAGAACGCATCCAGCTTGACCCTCGTAGTGAACACCAACGAGAATACATCCAGTCCATTGAGGACCATGTGGTGACAGTTGGGATGGGGTTTGCTGGAAGTGGCAAGACATACATTGCCTCTACACTAGCAGCCCAGTGGAAAGTGGGGGTTAAAGACAGCACTGTCATCCTGTGTCGTCCCAATGTCTCAGACAGTAAGTCTATTGGAGCGCTTCCCGGAGATACACTGGAGAAGATGGCTCCGTGGATTCAACCCTACACTCAAGTGTTAAAGCAACATCTAGGGGTGGATAAGGTTGAAGCTGATATGAGGAAGGGTCGTATTGAGGTGTGTGTCTTTGAACACATGCAGGGCCGGACCTTCGATGATGCTTTTGTCATTCTTGACGAAGCTCAACACACAGCTCCCAAAGAGATGGAGATGTTCCTGAAGCGGATTGGGGAGAACACGAAGGTTGTTATTGCTGGTGACATCGCCCAGGCTCGTCTAGGGGGCAAGAGTGGGCTTAAGATGCTCCTAGATATGAGGGATGATAGATTAGTCCCTGAGGTGAAGGAGTGGATTGGGTTTGTTGAGTTTGATAATCCAGAAGATATTGTAAGAAGTGACTTCTGCCGGGGTATCACCCTGGCTTTCGATAGATACCATACAGCAAAAGGAGACTAAATGAGCAAACAATACGGGCCTAAAACCCGCCTAGCACAAGAGCTACACCAAACCAAATACCGGTCAGAGGGGGAGAGCTTTGTAGAGGCTCAGAATCGTTTTGCTGGAACACTGGCAGACAACGAGGAGCATTTCCGGGCCTTCCGAGACATCCTCCTTAATCAACGATTCATGGGAGGGGGCAGGACACAACTAGCTATTGGTAGCCCGAAGCAAACCACGGCTTTCAACTGCTTTGTATCCACCACCATCGAAGACAGCTTTGACTCCATCATGGACATAGCCAAGCAGGCTGGTCAGACGATGCGTAAGGGTGGGGGGATTGGTTATGACTTCTCCACCATCCGGCCTAAGGGTGCTCTCATTGCTTCCTTGGGCTCTTACTCAAGCGGCCCTATCAGCTTCATGCAAATCTACGACAGCCTCTGTAAGACAGTGAGTAGTGCAGGGCATCGTCGAGGGGCTCAGATGGGTGTGTTGCGAGTAGACCATCCTGATATCGAGGAGTTCATTCACGCAAAGCAGAATCGTACAGAACTCACAGCCTTCAACATCTCTATTGGCATCACTGACAAGTTCATGGAAGCTGTAATGGCTGGTGAGATGTTTGACTTAGTGTTTGAGGGACGTAGGTTTAAAGAGATTCACGCCCCCACTCTGTGGGAGATGATTATGCGCTCAACATGGGATTGGGCCGAACCTAAATAATTGGGCTTCATGCCAGCGATGGTATGTCGAAACCGCTTTAATTCAGGGGATACCTAAGGCATCTAATGAAGTGCTAAGGCAATCCTGAGCGAAGCTTTAAACTCTATACTCCTTAACAGCCACTCCCAACTAGTGTTAGAGTAACATGAATTTACACACTTGGAGAAGCTTATGAAAGATGTTGTTGGTTTTGAGGGGTACTATAAAGTCACTGAAGAGGGTGAGGTTTACTCAGTTCGAGCTGAAAGATTTCTTAAGAAGTCTCTTAAGAAGAACGGTTATGAGTACATCGAGCTTAACGTGGGTGGTAAGGTTGTCCACAAGAGGGTCCACAGGCTGATCGCAGAAGCCTTTGTCTCCAACGATTGTGGTAAACCTTACGTTAACCATCTTGACGGGAATAAGAGTAATAACTGTTCTGAGAACCTTGAATGGGTGACAGGATCAGAGAATAATCTACACGCTGTGGACACAGGCCTAGTGACATTTTACCATAATGTTTACAAAGTCACATCCCCTGATGGTGAGGTTAGGATCTGCACTGGCTACCAAGAGGTTATGACCCTCAGTGGGGTTAGTAAGAACACTGTATTCAACTGTTCTAAGCAGGAACGTCCGTCTAGAAGTGGCTATACCATAGAGTTTATTGAACGTGCAACGACTAGTCCTAAGGGACGTACACCCAAGTGGGTGGAAACGGGCGGGGACTCTCTGAGTTCTTGATATAGTCTAGTCTGCATGGAAACATGCAGGAGTTCATAGGAGAACCGGCACAGCCTAACGACCTGTGTTGAATATTAACGGGGGTATTATTCATTGATCGCATTAATCGTGCTAATAATCTGTATTACTGTGAATACATCGCTGCTACAAACCCATGTGGAGAGCAACCGCTACCTCCTAATGGGGCCTGTCTATTGGGTTCATTTAACCTTACTAAGTACGTTGATTTTGATGATGCTGGGACTCGGAGCTTTGATTTTTCACAGCTTCTTCTAGATGTCCCCCACGTAGTGAGGGCAATGGACAACATCCACGACAACACTGTCTTCCCTCTAGAGCAGCAAGCAGAGGAGAGTCGGCTTAAGCGGAGGATGGGGCTAGGGTTCACTGGGCTGGCTAATGCCATTGAAGCCCTGGGTTTCCCGTATGGCTCTGAACGATTCCTGTCAGTTCAGGAGGACATACAACGGTGTCTACGGAATGAGGTGTACAGAGCTTCTGTGGCTCTGGCTAAGGAGAAGGGAGCCTTCCCTATGTTCGACAAGGAGAAGTATCTTGAGGCTGAGTTTATTAAAACTCTCCCAGATACTATCCGTGATGGAATAGGGGAGTTTGGTATTCGTAACAGCCACCTCCTGTCTTTTGCTCCAACGGGAACTATCTCCCTAACAGCGGATAATGTGTCTGGGGGTATTGAGCCTGTATTCAGCCACGCTTATGACCGACAGGTGTTGGTTGATGGTGTGGCCACTATTGAGGCTGTAGAAGATTATGCGTATAGAGAGTGGGGTATCAAAGGAAGGACTGCTGATGAATGCACTGCTGGTGAGCACTTGGCAGTGCTTGCTCTGGCCACTAAGTATGTTGATTCCGCCGTAA